TCCTAAGGTGCTGTCACAGTTGAAGTTTCTTCAGGTGTCCATGAATTTTCTACCGCTTGATATGATGTGGAGCAGTGGGGCCACGCTCGATTTTGGTGGGGATAATTGCACGGCGTACTCAACGAATGACATCCAGATCAGTCGCGTGTTTTTACCTATTCAGCGCAGCGACAACATACCCCATGCGATCAGGCTTCCCGCGCAGTTCATCAAACTGCTGTCGGGTTTGCCCGAAGAAGCCTTCAAGTCTCTGTTGTTTTATAAAGATGCGATTGAGGCCCGGTTTGAGGGCATTCGGGTTTATTCAAAGATCGCACGTTCGGCAGAGCCGCAGAAGTATCGGGATGTTTTCAAAAACAACTTGGTCAAGTCAGCCAAAGCGCATGGTGTGGCCTTACCAGAGTCTTTTGCCACAGCCCTACAGCGGTGCGCCAGCGCTCTGACGGCAAAAGACAATGATGTACTGACTCTTACGGTCAAAGACGGCCTGATGCGAATCAGCGGGCGGGGCAAGGTTGGGAAGATTTCTGATACTCTTGCCATTGCGGGTTGCGCAGATTTCAACATCAACATTCAAAGCAAGTCTGTGCTGTCGTGCTTGAAAACTGCCACGCATTTTTCTGTCATCCGGGGGGCCATCATGTTCTACGGAATGGGGCCGGTTCATTTGGTAAGTTTGCCTGTTTTTTCAGAGAAGGATGAAGGATGAACATCGGTTTTTTTACGCGGCAGGAGATGGTTGAAGGCGTCTTAAAAAAACCAAAAGGAGTACGCGCGCGAGCGCAGAAGTTCGATCCGGCAACTCTGAAAAGACTTGGGCCTAAAGCATTGGGCATACTCAATGCGCGGGCGCATAATCCTGAGATGAAACCTACGGGAAGCGACCATCCGCTGATTTACCTTCTAGGCAGCGCCCCAAGTGCGGTGGATGATGAAGATGGTGCTCCGTTCGGCGGCCCGGTGGGGCGGTTTGTTCGGGATCATCTTCCGCGTGATTACAAGCAGTACACACGCTTTAATAATTGTGTCACCACGCTGTTGCCGGGCTACCGCGAACCAACCACCGTGGAAATAGAAGCGTTTCGGGGCGTGGTGGAAAAGGACATTCTACAGAGTCGCCCAAGAGTCATTGTGCCGGTGACAAAAACGGCGCTGTCGTGGTTGATTCCCGCAAGTAAGATCAGCTTGGACATCTGCCGGGGGCGTTTCTTTCCGGTTCGTATTCAGGATTACGAGTGTTGGGTTTATCCCGTCAATGACGTGCGGATGATTTTGCGCAGAATGAAAGAGGATACAGACAAGGAAAAGGGGAAGGATAAAATTCCCGGCAAAGAGCACCACAGCTTTTTTCGTCGGGATTTATTTACGTTGTTTGATCGGGTCGATGAGTTGCCCGACCCGGAGATCGAAGCCATCGAAACAATGGAAGATGGGATCACGCTGGCTACGGGGGATAAGGACATTGAGAAAGTGCGTGCGTTTTTTGAATGGGCTTATTCTCAAAAGCGGCTTGCCGTTGATCTGGAAACAAACCACATCCGCCCATATCACACGGACTCGAAAATACTCACAATTGGAATCGGCACCTACAAACGATCAATCGGTATTGCGTTCGAGCATCCCGGCGCAGAATGGAGTGAGGAAAACCGAGCGTGGTTGGATAAGGCATTTAGAAAACTACTGTTTACCTACACGGGCCGGTTCATTGCGCATAATTTGAAGTTTGAGTTGGAATGGCTGGCTCACCGCTATGGCTGGTTACTTCTTGGCAAAAGTAATTGGGATGATACGCTCGTCAAGGCTTATGCGCTGGACGAGCGCAAGGGCAGTTTGCGGCTTCAATTTGTGGCGAGTGAGAATCTAGGCTTGCCCCTGAAAGACTTCAGCAACGTCGATGTGACGCGGTTATCATCAGAGCCGGTTGGGGATGTGTGTCGGTATAATGCGCTGGATTGTAAGTATGAGCACAAGCTGGATCGCATTTTGAAAAACAGGCTGATTGAAGCCAAGCTCTACGATTTTTACAGATTCCATCTCAAGCGCGTTGCCCCCTTCGTTAGTGCTCAATTGATGGGGATGCCCGTTGACTTTAAGGTTCAAGTAGAGATGTTGCGGGAATACGAAGCAGAGATCAAGGCCGGGCTGGAAAAGGTGATGAGTAGCAGTGTGGTTGCCGAGTATCAGGAGCGATTCAACGAATCATTTAATCCTGATAGTAATCCTCAAATGGTGAAGCTGTTTTTGGAGATCAAGAATCGTAAGGAAGTCATCGTCACCCCGGCCACTGGAACTAAGAAAGCAAAGTGTTCGGTGGAAGAAGAAGTGCTGACTAAGATCGGCACGAAGTTTGCGCTGAATGTGCTCGCGCTACGCAAAGCGCAGAAGATCAGAAGCACCTACTTGCTGCCACTGGACGAGCACGCCAAACAGTCAAACGTGTGGCCCGACAAACGCATCCATCCTGAGTATGAGTTGATGTACACCTCAACGGGGCGCGCTAGTGCGCGCTCTCCAAACGTCACGAACCAACCTTTGCGTAATGCAAAAACAGCAGTCATCAGAGCGTGTTATCCTGCACCTGAAGGCCACGTTTTTGTTGCCGCCGACGAGGGGCAGTTGGAGTACCGCGTCATCGGGGCGATGAGTGACGACCCGTTCATCCTGAAAGCCTTGTTGGAAAATTATGATATTCACACGGAATGGATGGAGCGCATTGCCAAGCGGTGCAGGGGTTGGCTGGACAAGCGATTTAACGGGGACAAGAAAGCAGCGCGAACTGCCGTGAAGAATGAGTTTGTGTTTCCCTCATTCTTTGGGGCATCCATCAACGCGATTTCCTACTATCTGGAAATCGAGCAATCCGATGCAGAGCATCTTCAGGGTGCTCTGTGGAAGCAGTGTCAGCGTGTGCGGGAATGGCAACAGGAGATTATTGAGGGCTACGACAAGAATGGGTTTGTGTCGTGCTTGAGTGGCCGAAGGCGGCACGGGCCGATGAGCCGCAATGCACTCATTAACGCAGGGGTGCAGGGCACTGCGGGCGATTTGGTGATGGACGCCATGACAAGGTTGTTTGAAATGGCGCAGGACAATAACGAACCATGGCGCGCACCGATCTTGTTTGTACACGATGATATATCCAGTTTTTATCCTTCGGATAAGGCGGATGAAGCGATTCGTGTCAAGGCCAAGTACATGACCATCCCGCGGGTTGATTGGTGGCCCAAGAAAGTGCCTTTGACCGCAGAAGTGAAAACTGGCCCCAACTGGTATGCCTTGAAACCCTATAAAACATTCGATACGCGAGATTTCAAAAATAAATAGCGCAAGTTTTCTTTAATGGGGGTATAGTTAAAAGGGTTCTTGAATTCCATGTTCTAAAGTAAGGAGATGTTCAGATGTCAGAACGAGCAAAGATGGACTTGTTGGAGTTTCGGTATAAAAAACAGTTGGGCGCAGAGCGCAAGCCCTACCGACTTGGGGATCGTTTTGAAATGCTGCCCCCTGTTGTGGCAGAGTTTCGCAATAGCACCCGGAAGCGCGAGCACAAAAAGGAGCTTTGGGTTGTGGACAGAAAAGAACCGGCTATTAACGCTTTCACACCGTCGCTGAACTTTAAGGAGTGGTCAGAGCGGTTGTTGAAGGGTTTTGCTGACACCCCCTCTGTTAAAACGAAGGGCGCGCCGAAACGCAAGAACGTGGACGCTAAGGGCAAGTCAGTGCGGGGGCGTCCCTCACTGCTTTGGGAAGGCGTATCCGTGACGGGCATTCTGCGCCGACTTGGGGCACTTGGTTGGACAGCGAAGCGCGCGAATGTCGCAATGAAAAAGTTGGGCGTTGCCTTGTCAGAAAAAACGGTGGATACGCAGATTTATTTCGGGCGTACTGCGCAGCGTAAAGGGTTGGGATTGAAAGACGTGGTTTTGTCGAAAACGACACTCGCGAAATTGATTGAAGCCGCCCCCGTTGATGCCTTTCCGCCACGGCGCAGAACGCGATTCGACCTGAAGGCTAAATTTGTCAAGCGCCCGTTGAAGTCAAAAAAGGGAAGCAAGTAAAGCCGAGTCGTGTGAGGGGTTGCCCGTCACCGCAGAGCAGGCTGTAACTAGCCTGCTCTGTTTTTTTAATGAGGCGTTGAATGAGTGATTTGATTACAAAACATCGACCGAAGGTGTTGGAAGATTTGATTGGTTGTGAGAGCACGGTAAAGGCACTCCGCAGCATCATCAAGAGTAAATCCAGCAGGGCCTTTCTATTTGTGGGTGCGCCGGGGGTTGGCAAAACAACCATTGCGCGGATCGTGGCGGCTGAGATGGGTTGCTCATCAAACAACATCATAGAAGTCGATGCCGCTACTAAGAGCGGTGTTGACGACGCCCGCGAACTGACATCGGTGCTACAGTTTATTGGCTTGGGATCGGGTAAGCGGGCGATCATCTACGATGAATGCCAAGCGGCCTCTAAACCGGCATTGCAGGCGTTGCTTAAAAGTGTGGAAGAACCCCCCGCCGGTGCGTACTGGTTTTTCTGCACCACAGAAATTTCCAAAGTTCCTGAAACTCTTAAAACGCGCTGCACTGTGTTTAACCTTCTGCCCGCCAAGAAAGCTGATATTGTTGCGCTTTTGGAGCGTGTGGAATCAAAAGAGTTATTTCAAACGTCTGAAAGTGTTTTGAAGCTGATTGCTAGAGAATCACACGGTTCGTACCGGCGGGCGTTGTCACTGCTGACGAAGTGTGCCGGATTGGTGTACACAGAGGACGCTGCCGAATTGCTGGCATCCGTGGAAGTAGATGATGCGGAGATTAAAGACTTGTGCCAGTTGCTTGTGCAGGGCAAGCCTCATTGGGCTGAAGCTGTTGCGCTGGTAAAGCGAATGAAAGGAAAGAATGCTGAAAGCATACGCATCGTGGTGTGTACCTACATCGAAAGCGTTCTGTTTAACACGTCTGAAGATAGCCGGGCCGGATATTTGTGCGAAGTGCTTGATGCCTTTGCCGAGCCTTATCCGCCCGTCAACGGGCTGTATCCAGTTTTAATGTCGCTTGGAAGGGTTGTCCTTCAGTAATCGCACCGTATGGTTAAGCATGGACGACTTGCAGGAACTTGAGCGTGGGCTGCGGATTAGTAAAGACGATCTTGATAAAGAGTTGATCCGCCAACCGCAGACATTTTATAGCGTGAGCAAACTGTTCATGTCCGCACTTGCGGAAAAGGACAGTGCTGAATTGCGCAGTAAGCAGATCGAGGCTGAGGTCGATTATGAGTTGCGGAAAGCGGCGTCCCACAGTGGGGAAAAGAAGCCGACAGAAACCCAACTCAAGAATCAGATTTCAGCCCACATTCGGGTAAGAAAAGCCAAGCGCAGAATACTGGCTGCGCAAGCTGCATCAGCGCAGCTTGATGCTCTGCGCGAATCCTACAAACTGCGCTCGTATGCTCTACGCGATCTGGTTGCCTTGTACACTTCCAATTACTTTTCGGAAGATTCAGGCAAGTCGTATGAGCGGCCCCGTGAGCGCACTGCGCACAAGGGGGGCACTTGATGGGGTACATCATGGAGTTGTCGTGGGGAGAAGTTGTGGAGTTTTTGTGTGTACTATTGGGCTGGTTCAGTTTTGTTTTTTGCACCAGCTTTATATGGCATGTGGCAAAGTGGGTGGCGGCTGACGTAAACATTAAGCACTTCAACAAAGGAGCATCTAAGTGAAATCGAGATTCAAGTATCAGAAGCGTTCTGAGGGCGATGCCAAAGAGCGGCGGGAGCAACAGGGTGGAGATTTTGACAGCTTTATGAAACCGGGGATCAAGTTCTTCAAAGTGCCCGAAGGCGAGAACACAATAAGGTTTTTGCCCCCGACTTGGGAAAACAGCAAGCACTTTGGAATTGACATTTATGTGCATTACGAAGTGGGTGGGCGCGGGTCGTATTTGTGCCGGGAGCGACATGGGAAAGGCCGCTGCCCGATCTGTGATGAGGCCAAACGCGCGCAGCGCACCGGCAAAGACGAAGATTACATAAAGAAGTTGCGCCCGATGCAAAAGGTGCTGGTGTACGTCATTGACCGCAATCGGGAAAAGGAAGGCCCGATGGTCTGGACGTTAGGGTGGTCAACCGATAAGGACATTTCGGCCCAAGCCTACAATAAAAAGACGAACGAAACGCTTTTTATTGATGATCCTGAGAGTGGGTATGATGTGGATTTCACGCGCACCGGCACGAAGAAAAACACACGCTACACGGGATGGGTTGTATCGCGCGAGGAAACCCAATTGTCCAGTGAGCCGGGCAGGGCTGCACGGTGGTTGGAAAAGATCACCGAATTTCCACTGCCATCCATGCTGAAATTTTACAAAGAGGAACACATTGCGCAGGTGTTTGGGGGTAAGCGTGACAAGGATGATGAGGATGCAGAAGGGGATGAGGACGAAAAGCCCCGGCGCGGAAAACACGATGACGCCGAAGATGAGGAAGATGAGGACGTAAAAGATCGTGCAGCAAAGCGGCGGGCTGCTGCCGACGAGGACGACGAGGACGAGAAGCCCCGGCCTAAGAAACCATCCCGTGACGAGGACGACGAGGACGACGAGGACGAGAAGCCCCGGCGTAAGAAACCATCCCGTGACGAGGACGACGAGGACGACGAGGACGAGAAGCCCCGGCGTAAGAAACCATCTCGTGACGAGGACGAGGACGACGAGGACGAG